GTGTAATGCAAAACCGTCCAAGGATTGAACACTCCCCCACCAGGCCAGCCTATTCATGCCGCGCATGTGTCTTGTTTTTATACACTTGCGGGCACTTCCGCTTATCCTGCTCCGTCTTCAACCCATGGCACGGACGGCACATTGATACTAGATTCTCATTATCATGCGTACCACCTGCTACCAGTGGGATGTAGTGGTCTACCAAGTCCGCCAGCCGAACAATACCCGCTTCCTTGCACCACTCGCACAGCGGATCACGTCCGCGCTTCGCCGCCCTGATCTTCTGCCATCGTCCGTCGTACCCACGCGCTGTCGCGTGTGGCCTATGGTCTACCCTTGGCTGCCGTTGTGGGCAGGTGCCGGCGTGGGCCTCTCGGCATCGGGAGCACCAGCGGGGCGGGGAGGTTGGCATAAGCGAACGAACGCCCTTACGATCTCCTCGGCATTTTTTGCGACGGCCTCTTGAATCAAGCCACGAATGGGAAGCATCAGAGCCTTTTCAATAGCGTGCATGTCGCTCACGCTGACGCCGTAATACTTCGCCACCATGCGAACACGTGCTTCGTGGTCCTTCTGCTTCGCGTAGTCAGTGCCGTCGATCAGGCTTTGCGCGTAACGCTCGACTTCGTCTTCCATCACAGCCCAGCCATCAGCGAAGAGCGGTGGGTGTAGGTATTCGGAAGCACCTTAACCACAGTGGCTTGCGCCGTTATCCGCGTGGCGATCTCGTTTGGTTCGGCCAGTAGGAACACCCGCGTAACGGCCTTGTCTTTCTTCCGCTGGATCAGCCGCGCCACAGCGCCGGCGGTTTTGAGGATGCGCAAAGTTGCAAGGCTGATAGCTCGCCGCTTACCGCTTGCGTTTTCACAAATCACAGTCGGTCCGGCCAGTTTCAGGGTGTCCAAGCGCATCTCCTCGATTGGGAGCCCGTGAGGGCTGGCGACGTCTACCACCACTTCAAACCCCGTCGGAGGTTGAGCCGCAATAGCCATGCTCAATTCCCGACTTTACAAGACGTTTTCCGCGAAGTCAAGGGGATTCTTTCACCTTCTCCCGCCCCAGCTCCAGCGCCCGTATCCTTCCGCCCTGCATCGTCAGCCGCTGCTCTAGTGCCGATATCACCCGGCACTGCTCCTCGATCAGCGTATTCAGGCGTGCAATTGCCGCTTGGCTGGTGAGGTGGTCGGATAGGATGCGCTTCATAGCGTGCCCCCAGCGCAGCGGCACTTCCCGCTGAAGTGGTACGGCTGCTTGAGCGGATTCCCGTCCTCGTCCACCATGCCCTGCACGCGTACCCACTTCGTGACGCGGATTTCCCCACCTGCGCATCGTGCCGGATGGTGGATCTTTTCAAGCCCGCGCGAGTTTGGATCGTAGTCCCAATACGTCAGCCCTTCGATCACCCGCCCGCACCCGCCCGTATTTGCCCTAGGAGCTTCGTTGACCGGCTGCCCATGCTTAGCCTCGTTCAAGGCGTCCGCGATGTCTTGCGGCCCAGTTGGAAGCGCTTTGCGGGCAAGTATGAGATCCACCGCCGCCTTTGCGTGCGATGCGTCGTCTGCATGGCTGCAAAGCACGTCGATCAGATCGGTGAATGCCTCGGGTGCCATGAATCCAAAACCCTGCAGGCTCGACATGCGTTTGAGTTGGGCGGTAGCCGTTCCGCGATTACAGGGCATCGTCCACCTCCAGCCCGGCCTTCAAGTCCACCGGCCCAAACCGCCGCGGCGCCCGCGGTGCCGATGGTATTTGGTCGTGTTTGCCGTCCCTTGTCCACCATTGCGCCTCTTTCGGCTTCAGATCGGCGTTGGTGTCGTAGGCGATGCGCCACTTCCGCACGGCTGCCGTATAAGCAAGGCAGAATGCCGCCGCGCTCCAGTCGTATTTCGGGCCAGAGTTCTGAAACTGCATACGCATCGCCGCCAGCGTCATGCCGACATCGCCGCCGGCTGGCAGGTGCTCGCAGGCAAACTTCGCCGCCGCCTGGAAAAGCTCGTCCGGGTCGGGGCCGTTGTCGTCGATGCGGAGTTGCTGAGGCGGGGGCGGGGCGGGCGTCAGCGCGCCATTCCCCCTTCCCCCTTCCACATTCAACATTCTACATTCAACATTCATACCGGGAACCCCCCCTATCATAGAGGCAAATCCTGGGGAACTTTGGGGAAATCGTCTATGATCGGCCAATGATAGAGGCAAATCCTGGGGAACTTTGGGGAAATCGTCTATCATTGACGTATCATTGGCCGATGATAGGACCAAATCCTGGGGAATCCTGGGGCATCCTGGGGAATCCTGGGGAATAGGCCTATCATTGACGTATGATAGAGGCAAATCCTGGGGCATCCTGGGATTTTGTTCTATCATTGACCGATGATTGAGCGACGATGCGGGCGGCGGAAACTCCGATTCAGGGTCGCGATAGTGCGGCCGCTGGTGCTTCAGGAAGTTCACGCACTGGATCACCTCGACCGATCCGACCGGATAAAGGACGATCAGCCCGGCGTCGTGGAGGTCGTGAACCCACTGCGCGACGTCTTCCACGGTCGCCGGATCAAAGCCGAAGGCGTACTTTTTGAGCCGCGTCGGGCGGTACTCCAGGCGGCCTTCTTTGTCCGCTAGCGTCCACATGGCGATCCACAGGAGGCGCTGTGGGTAGCCGACTTTTGCCGGGTCGTCGGACTCGAAAAATCCCGGCTTGATGTTACGGGCGCGTGCCATTATACGCCTCCTTTCAGCACAATCTGCGTAACGCTAGGCTCCTCGCGCCCTCGCGCTTTCCCGCACTTCCCGCAATAGGGCATAAACCTTGCCATGCCACCGCACGCAACACAGCTGCCGCCGATTCCATCCGTAGCCATGCGCTTGATGTCGCAATCGTGGCACCTGTCTTCATGCCCACCGGAAAGCGCGGGGCCTCGATGAGTCGAATACTTGCCGCACGTACAGCGGCACGACCACCGTGGTTTTTTTCCGTCGAATCCAGCGGCGGCCAACCCCAGCACGGTGAGCCGCCCAAAGTGCTTCCCTGTCAGGTCGGTAAACGATTGGTCGATAGGCACCGTCCGCAGCGGCGGAGGTACATAATACGTCGGCTGATCGCTTTCTTGTGGCGGAACATACGCCTTCCCGCCACCCATCGCCAGCGCCGTTTGTTTATCTACGGCCGTACCCTTGGCGATTTCCACCGCCACTCTCTCAAACCGTGTCATTAGCTCCCTCTTTCCGTCTACTTCGCCCGCATCAGCCGCTTCAGCACGGCCGCCTGATTCCTACCAGCCCGCGCATCGCTAGGCGTTGTCGCCATCACATAGCGCCGCCCGTTCGGCAGCCGCCACACCTGATGGTTCTTTTGTCGCACCAGCACGGCGCCGGCGCGTTGGAGTTGTTCTAGGATGGTCATGGGACGGCCCGCCATATCCGGATCGCGGCGCCGCTCGTAATTGAGCCAGGTGGCATCTCATCGGCGTACCGCTTGCATGTGGTCACGTACTCCACTACCCTCGCATCATCAGCCCAAGCCCCGCCCGTGGTGAGCGCGTCCTCTGTAGAGCGGATGAGCTTGGACAGATCCGGCTTTCGGTCATGCAGCGCCGTGCGTTTGCGAGACTTCGGGCGCGGGAAGATAAACACCATCTGGCACCGCACCGGCCCGTCAATCGGCGGCCGTCCCGTCATCGCCTGCCGCGCAGCCCAGGCCACGGAATCGCGCCACGGCTTCACCTTCTTACTGGATTCGATCATGCGCCCGCCGCCTACGTGCCGCTTTGAGCCTTGAGGCCCCGGAACGCCCAGCACGACGAGTTCGACGTCAGGCGGCCTCATGGCTTGCCCTTTTCTGCCATGCAAAAGGCAAAGCGCACCGCGTTCTCCCAGTGCTCATAGTTGCCAAATAGCCGGTCGTCATACCAGACTTGCCAGCGAACGTGACCTATGAACATGCGCACTCCCTTGACGGTGATTTTGTTCCGGTTCACTGCGCGCCTCCGCCCAGATATTCCGCGCTTTCAGCCCATCGCCGGAAGTCTGGCAGGCGTGACGACCACACCTTAAAGCGCCCTCCAAACGGCTGGGAGCGAGTGTGGCCAATCCAGGCTCCACCCACGGCCTCGCACGGAGAGTTGCTCACTACCTTGCGCTTCTCTCCGTACTGGCCGCGCCATATATCGCCCGCTGCGGGCACCGCAATTGCCTCTGCTTTCGTTCTCATTTCCCCTCCACCGCCGCCACAACCGCCAGCATCACGGCCTCGGACCACTCACGCGCCTCCCGCATGACTGGATAGCGAGCGTCGTGCTGGTGATGCAAGGTGACCACATATGCACGCTTTTCGGCCTCCCAGCGCTGCCACGTGCTCACGCCGTTTATCTGGAGTGCCGCCAACGCCATCGCAGCGGCTGCCGGATCGTTCGGCCAGTCTGGGATCGCGCAATCCCACAGCCACGTAGGCCGCTGGGTTGGGTCGGTAAGCCAGAGCCGCCCGTTGAACTCAAACACCTGCCACTCCATCACGCGCTCGGCGATTAGGCGGGATTCTGCTATGGTCCAATGGCGGGTCATTCGCACAGCCCGTACTTGCTTTCGCAAGCCTCTCGCTCGTGAAATATTGGGAACGGTTGCTGACGGCCGCCGCGCGATGTCTTCGCCCACTCAACAACATCGTCGATGTAATTTATTGACATACCCGGTACAGTTGGAGAAAAAAACGATTTTCCTACTTTTTCCTCCCACGTTCGCACCTTGTCGATCATTGCTGGGAATCTGGTAGCCCAGTTCAATACATCCTCTTTTCCGCTGTTAATACACGGCGCGCAGCCGACGCGATTGAATCCCATACTATAAAGCGGGTTGACTTCTTCGCCGTGGGCCTTCACAAAGTCAAAACACATCTGCTTTGTCCAATCCATAAGCGGCGCTACTCGCTCGCAGTCAAACCACTCGTCCCATTGCGAAACAGGAACTGTCGCGCGTGCTTTTGACTCCTCGCGCCGTACTCCACTGTACCGAATATACTCCCAGCCTTCCCACGTCCCGCCAGCCCCAAACATCTGTTTAATCCACCGTTTTTGCGGAGATAACGTCAGCTTGTCGGTGCAAAAAGGCATCTTTCGATGAGGAAAACACCCTTTTACTTGCGCGAGCAAATCAAACGTCAGCCGATCAGATCCATTAAAGCCTCGCTGCTCGGCGAAGCCTTCTGTATCCCAGATGTCAGAGACAATGGCATTATTGCGCTCTACCGGGTGAACCATCGCAGAGTAGTTCTCAATGAACAATTCGGTCAATGGATGTTCGTTACCTCCAGCGTCCGAGTTCGTCAGAATCACATCCTCCTTCGGATACCGATTTAGCACCCACCGCGCGCACGCCTGCGAGTCAATGCCGCCGGAAAATCCGACAATGTGTTTGGTTTTATCGCTCATGTAGTTGCTCCCTTTCCAAAATAAACTCCTCCGCAAACCAGTCGCCCATGCCCAGCTCAGCCATCGGGTGCCCGTCCGCAATGTACCGCGCCGCCGCTTCGCGCTGTTCGCGCTGGGCGGCGGCGATGGAGTTGTCAGTCGATGGCATCGAATAGCCCTCCCTGCGCGCCCGCATATGCTTCCGCGCTTTCGAGATGCTTAATCGCCGTCGAAAAGTACCCCGGCTTCAACTCGATGCCGATGAACTTCCGGCCCTCGTCCAGCGCGACAAATCCCTCTGAGCCAACGCCAGCGAACGGAGACAATACGACATCTCCGGGCGAGGACCACAGTTCCAGGCACCGGCGAATCAACCCGAGCTGCAGCGGGCAGATGTGCTTCTCGTCCTTTTCGTCGCGGGCGATGCGGAAGTTCAGCACGTCCGTCTGGTCGATGTCCCACCACACCGGTTCCGCGTACCGCCGCCAAATCTCCACGCTTGTCCGGCCGTCGCGGCCTTTGCGGGCGTATTTCGAAGGGTGCTGGTCGGTTTCGCGCGGATCTTGCGCGGCGTCGCCAATGTACCGCTCGAACCCATTCGGCCGCTCAATCGGCCTAGTGCTGAGATTGTCACCGGGCGGTGTCTTGCGGAAGGCCAGCACGTAGTCCGCCATTCCCTGCCGAATTTGCGAAGAGTCGCGCATGACCGTCTTATGCAGGAGCCCGTTATTGTTCGTCCGCTCCCGCTCCGTGACTGGGCACTTCCACACCGTCACCCGGCTATGGAACGTCCATCCGGCGCGCTCCATGGCGACGATACACTGGCCTGGGAAGTCTCGGAGCCCGCTCGCCCCGTCGCTGTTGCGGTACGTAGGCAGGTCTTTGACGTGCATCACGCACAGCCGCCCCGTCGTCGTCACGCGAAGCAGTTCCGGCGCAAGGAATCCAAAGTGCGCAAAAAACTCCTCATCGCTGGCGCAGTTGCCCATATCGGCCTCTGAATCCGAGTAGAGGTAGAGGCTGGAGAAGGGCGGCGAAAACACCGTCAGGTCTACCGACTCGTCGGGTATTCCCTTGATGACTTCGCAGCAGTCGCCGTTGTAGAGAGCCCAGTTGCGGCCGTGCCGCTGGTCGAGAATAACGTCCATTAGATCCACCTCGGGAGAGTCATTGATTTAGTGCCTTGCGCGGATGCTAGTTGCCGGCGTCCGGTTCCGTTTTGAATTGCCGCCATCGCGTGAACCATGGCCGCTTTCATTTCTTCGTGCTTCTTTTGCTTTTCGCGGATCGTCTTGAGGACAGGGCCTTCGGTCTCCGCGATGACCATGTAGGCGTCAACCGGCCGCGTTTGCCCGAACCGCCAGGACCGGCGCACGGCCTGATAGAACTGTTCGTATGAGTAGGACAGGCCGCAAAAAATGTGACGGTTGCAGTGCTGCCAGTTCATACCAAATCCCGCAATGGATGGTTTGGTGACGATGCGCTGGAACGCGCCGTTTGTGAATCCCAGTAGCTTCTCCTCTTTCGCTTCCGTGCGTTCGTCGCCGCGCACTTCGATGGCCCCATTGATGACGCGCATAAGCTCGTCCGCTTCATAGTTGGTGTTGCACCAGATACACCACGGCTCTTTACTGTCGCCGATGATCTCCGCCACTCGCTCCGCCCGCGCTGGCGCCGTCAGCCGCATTTCCCGATGCAAGCCCGTCGCCGATACGTCCGCCACCCGGAAGAGTTGGCCGTTGGCGTTGATGGATTGATCGACGGCTACAATCTCCTCATGAATGCGCAACTCGGGCATATTCCATCCGTCATCGGAAAACCCAAGGTCTGACGGTTTCTCCATGCACACCGACCACGACGCCACCCAGCGCCAGTAGTCAGCTTCGGCGTGGCCTTTCAGCCGGTAGCCGCCCGCCTTCATGGTGTCGTTCAGAAACCACCGCATCAGCATCTGGCCGCCGCTCATGATGTCGAGGAACTCCGAGTGGTTGCCGAGTTCCATGTGGTCGTTTGGCGACGGCGTAGCCGAGCAACACAGCTTATATGGCGTGCTGGCAAACGAGTCTTGCAGAAGCCGCCGAGTCGCCCCGGTGAAGTTTTTGAGGATGCTCGACTCATCTAACACGATGGCGTCGAAGTGGCCCGCGTCGAAGTGCTTGAGCATGTCGTAGTTCGCGACATTGACGCCGCGCCGCACGTCCTTTTGACTTCGGCACTGCGTTATCTCGATGCCGAACTTTGCGCCCTCCGCTACGGTTTGCGCGGTGACGGCGAGCGGTGCCAGGATCAGCGCATCGCCTCCCGTATGTTGGCAGACTTGCCGCGCCCATTCCGCCTGCATGGCGGTCTTGCCGCTGCCGCACTCCGTGAATAGTGCGAACTTGCCAGCGTTCAGCGCCCGTGTGATGCTTTGCCTCTGGAAGCCAAATAGCTTCGCATTCAGGTCGAACTCTCCGGAAATTCCGGATGGTTGCGGCTGCACGTGCTTTCCGTCGAGAAACGCCCGGTACCCATTCATCGCCGCACCCCCACGCGCCGCGCACAAACCGCGTCAATCCACGCCGACCGTGCCGGGTCATCGTTCCCCCGATCCTGTGCCAGCGCCTCCGCCCGCGTCATCGGCGGCCGGTACTCGCCCGTATTCATCGGCACCTGAACGGCGTGCGTTGCCATCGGGCGGCTGCTTTTCAATATTGTCCGCATGGTTGCGGCACCCTTGCGCCCGGCTTCCGTGCGTGCCTTTATTGCGCACTTTGCGCACATCTTGGCGTAACGGCGCTTTTGCTCGATCTGGCCGCCACAGCCGCACCGGCGGATCTCCTTACGTTCAGCGCGCGTTGTCTTGCGGCATAGAGCACAGCGGGCGTAGCGAATATCGCTCTGTAGCAGCACGGACCCGCACGCGCAGCGTTTGTCTGCCCGGCACGCTTTGCACGTTCCGCGCCGGCGCTCGGTCCATGTGAGCATCAGGCGCTGGCATTGCGTGCATGGCACCGCGGCTATTGCGCGTAGTTTGTCTCTTTTAACCGCTCTCCGAGCGTTTCCGCACGGCTTGCATATGCTGTTGCGCGGCTGGAATTTATCAGCCAGCGTCGGTATAGGCGTGCCACACCGCTTGCACGGATCACCCGGCACCCATCGTTTGTATCTCATTTGCTCCCTTTCGTTTCAGGCGGTCGGCATTGGCCTGGTTGTTAAAATTTCCAGTCAATCATTTTGGCTTCGGCCGCGGCGATTGCCAGCGCATGGCTCCCGTAATCCTCGTGTAGCCAATTCCCGGCCCAAACGACATACCACCGGTGGCCGTCATAAACGACGCTCCAATCAGCGTTGAAACGCCAAGTTTTCGCGTCGCTTCTGCTCCAACCCCACTTCATTCGCTGCCTTCGTTCTTTATCGCGTCCCGCTCATCGGCCTCGTACTGCGCGCCTTCGACCGCCCAGCGCTTTCGCTGCTCACGCGGCGCCGTCGGGTACTCGTCTGCGTAGACGCGCTCCAATTCGGCGATTCGGGCGAGGGCCGGCGGTTGGCGGGTCATGCGCGGCGCTCCTTATCCCACGCGGCCCGCAGTCTCTCCAGCAGGTCGAGCGCGTTTTGCCAGCCCTCGGACACGCCCGCGCTTCGGTCGTTGCGAATCTCTTCCTGGGCACCGTCGCAGCACGTCCGTAGTGACGCCTCAAACGCGGTCAGCAACTCCAGCGCGTCAGCGCCCATCTTGCAGCACTCCATACCGGGTGCTATATTCCGCAGCACCTCCGCCGCGCGTGCGGGGGTCATTGGGCACCATCTTTCTTCATCCACGAGGTAGGCAATTCAGCGATCAAAACCTTCTCCGCGATCTCTTCAGGAATTGAGTTTCCGTACCGAGCAATAGCCGCAAGCGCACCAGCGGATATGGCTGTAGAGCGGATATCCCTGCCAATCAAAGACTGAGTTTGCGCGTCACCCAGCGCCAACCTAGCGAGTGTCTGTGCTGTCACGCCCCCACCTCCACAACCCAACCCCAGCGCCCGCCGCGCTGCTCGACGGTGATTTTTGCGATCATAAGGACGCCCTCGACCACTTCGCCACCGGACAGCTTAACCAGGTCGCCGGGCTGGCCGTAGGGGCAGCGCGGGGGAATCCGGTACATGCAGCTTGGAGTAAGCGGAATGATGTCGCCCTTGTCCTCCCACACCAAATACTCCGGGTGGATGATCGAGCCGTCGCCACGGATTCCGACGCGCGGCTGCTTCCGCATCGCCCGCCAGATCCGCCGCTCTCCGTTGGCGTAGGCGGCGGATTCGGCGCGGTTGAGTCTCAGTGTCTTCATGCAATCCGATCCTTTCTTCGCTCGATGGCGCGGAGGGCATACGCCTTCCGTATCCACCTCCGTCTCGCTTGTTTCAGTAGGCTCAGGGCTTCCCACACATTTTCTTCGGGTGCCTCCGGCGCGAGTTCTAAGTATTCATTATTTGCGGCGTGGTCTTCACGGTCAGCCTTCGCCTCCCTCTCCCGCGCAATCGCCAGCCGCTTGCGGGCCATGCGGACGCGGCGGATCACAGGCCCACCTCCGCCGCCGTGGGCACGCTGGCCTCGCTTGGTAGATGCACTGCCTCGACCTCTGTACAGATTTTCGCCAGCGCCACTGCATCACCTACCCCAGCCGGTTCCGCGAGTTGGCGCGAGGCGATTTCGTAGATGTGGGACAGCGCCATCTTTTCCTTGCTGCCCTGTAGTGCCTCGCGGGCTTCGGCTTCGGCGAGGAGGGAGCGGTAGTTAGTAGCTCTGTTTCGGCACTCCAAGGCCAGCAGTCGAAGTACTGGCGTCTCAAATGCAATCGCCAAATCTTCCAACGCCTCCACTGCGCCCCGGTAAAACTCCGCGCTATGCTCCACACTCCACCTCCGCCGCCAAATACTCGCGCTTCCGCGCGTCCCGCGTAATCGCCGCGTCACGATTCGCAGCCGCCCATGCCGCGATGTAGTTCCACACCTGCGCCCGCGTGGGCTTCCAGCGCAGGTAGGCGCCGCCGCCCAGCAAAACCGATCCAATCAATGCTATTTCCACGTCTCTCTCCTTTATTTTTCGGCTGGCCGGTAGTCTCCCCGGCCAGCCTCAAGAATCCAAACCCACAGTGAATTGATTACGAGATACGGACTACCTCTTTTCCGAGAGCTTTTCGCCCCCGGTCTGCCGTCCCGCGCTGATTTCCGAGATCGTGCGCTGATTTGAAACGGCAGGCCGCGGGCGGTTGCCCGCGTGGGTCAGAAGGGCAGATCGTCGTCGCCCACCGCAAACGGGTCAGAGTTCGCCGGCCGCGCAGCAAATGGGGAAGCCGATGCCTGCGCCCGAGCAAAGCCACCGCCACCGCCAGCCTTTGGTTTGCAAATCACCTGCGCCGACGTATCGCCGTAGTTATTGACTTCGGCCATGGCCGACGCCTGTTGACCGATCAGCGTTTTCTGAATGTGCAGAAGCCACGTTTCCGGGTGGACCAATCCTTCCTGATTGCAGCCGAACTGCTTGCAGCGGATCTGCGACGCCTTCCATTGCGGCACCTTGCTCGCCGCCTTGTCGTCCGGGTTGTTGACGAGCGAATTCGTGAGCCACCACACGCCAGTAATCGCGCCCCGGTCGGACACCTCAACGGTGATCTGAAGGCCCGGCGTACCCTTCTTTTGGGACCTGATGTACTCGACGGCGGTGATTGCGCCGGTGTACCATGCTCCGTGCTCAAACATTCGCCACCGCCACCGGTTCACGGGTCAGTTCTGCTTCCAGCGCGTCGAGCTTGCTCGCCGACTTGCTTTCCGTTGCCGCGATCACGCTTTCCATCGTGACTTCGCCGACGTCGTAGACCTGCGCCCCGACAACATGCGGCGCGTACCAGCGATGGAAATTCGAGATCACGCGGGCAAACAGCATGTTTTTCGGGATCTTGTCGTAATTCCCCTTTTTGCCGCTGCCGCGCGAGTTTTCCACCCAACCGGCGCGCTCCGCGTCTTCCATCGTGATCGTCACGTCAAGAGGCTTGCCGTCCACGTCAGTCATGCCTTCGCCGCGGAAGTAAAAGCGCAGCGTGCAAGCCTTGTCCGTGTGAACCACCGGGCGCCAGGAGTAGCCGGCTTGCGCCAAAAACATCGCCCGTGCCCCGGCCCCAAGTGCGGGCTTGCCGCCGATGATGTGGATGTTTTGCAACGCCAGCGCTGCGTTGAGGCCCAAATCGCGCCCCATGGCAATCGCGTAGGCGTTCGGGTCGTTGGCGTAAATCTTCGCCGTCAACTGATCCGCCTTCGCGCCCTCGGCTTGCGCCCGCGCCGCTTGGTTCTCAATGATGTCGTCCAGGACCGACTTCTGCGCCGTCTGTGCCGGTGCTTGTTCCGGCGCTGTCATCTGCGTGCTCATTACTTTACTCCTTTGATTTTCAGAATCTTCAACGGCCGCGAAACCGACCGCTTCAACACGTCAACATAAACATCGGGGTACCTAGTTTTCAGCGCGTCGGTATCAACCCGCGAAGTCTCCACCACCCGAAACGACACCCGCTCATCCGCCGACGCCCGCGCCTGCTCGTTGACGCCTAACAGCGCGTCAATCCCAAGCCGGTGCGCTTCGTCCTCCGCGGATTCGTCGCCCGTGCGGAGAACGTCAACCATTTTCTCCGCACGCTTGATCAGATCCTTCGCGCGCTGGTACTCAGCCACCAACGGAGCCAACCCGTCGATCTGAACCAACCCTTGATCGCTCACAGCCGACCACTCGTCCATCTGGCAAGTCGGCTCCCATTGGCAAGACTCACAGCGCCCATCGCGCTCCTCTAGCCATGCGGGCGCGACGTGCTGATCTACGTGGTGCGACATGAACCAATCGACCTTCTCGGCCACGGCCGCCATGAGCTGTTCGTTCGCCTGAAAGGTGAACAAGTGGAGATGCCCGGTGTCCCGGTTCAGCGCGGCAAGGCAAGCCCACGACCAGCCGAGCACGCGCATATACCACTGCACCTGCATCAGATAGCCCAGCGGCACGCCGTCGCGCTTCCAGTCCCAGTAGGCCCGGTCGCTTACCGTCTTGATTTCCAGCACGCCCGGCCCGCGGTCCTGCCCGACGATGGCGCGGTCAACCCGCTGAAGTTCGTGGCCGTTGGCCGTTGCCCGCTTGCGACGAATCTTCCAGTCTGGCCGCATGTCGGCGACCATTTCCGCTACGCCGTCCTCCATAAGCTTTCCGGCCACAATCGGCCCAGTCATGCGGAAGTCGCGGTCAGGCGCTGCGCCGGTCTTTTGATACCACAACCGCCGTGCGCAGCCGTAGGGTTCCAGTCCGAGGACATGCTGGACGTCGGTCCCGCCGATAAAGCCCTGGCGTTGCGACGGATCTTGCGATACCTCCGGCACATGCGCGGCCAGCGCGTCACACCGCCCGGCGTTGACGAATTGCTCACCCATGCCACACCGCCCACACCCTGACGCCAAGCGCAATCACATTCAGCCCTGCCGCGACCCCGCACAGCGTCGCCGTCCAGCGGTCCTGGCAGTCGTAGCGCGTGGCGGTGAGGCAGATGGCCCACAGCGCGACAATGTGAAATGCGATCCAGTAAAGGGGCGTCATCGGCACACCGCCGAAATCATCGCGCAGACGGCCAGCAGCGCCATAACTACCCATTGCCATGCTTGATGCCGCTCCAGCTTTGCGATGCGTGATGCGTGGGCGTCCAGCACGCTCCCCACCGTATCGAAGCGCCGCGTCGACAGACCCTCGGCTGCCTCAATGCGAACCAGTAGCCGCGCGTCGAGTTGCCCAACCATCTGCGCGGCTTCAGTCCGCCAATTCGCCCGCCGTTGGCCGCTCATCGCGTCACCGCCCAAGCCACCACCCAAACCAGCGCAGCCGCCGCGGCGATCCAATCAGACCGGCGCTGAAGCGTCCGCAGGTCTTCCGGCCCACCTCCCCAGCCGATCATGCCGCACCGCCAGCCGCCAGCAGTGCGGCAATCACCGCCTCCCAACTGGCGCCGGTGCGCCGCTTCATGGACCGCATGGCGCCCCAGTAGTCGTGGCACAGCGCGGCGTGCAGTTCGTCAGCGTTCGGCTTCACAGCGCACCTCCCGTTTCCGTGATGAGGCCGCGGCCCTCTTCGATCAGCATTCCGACTAGCGCAAAGTCGCCCCGGCTATCAGCGCGAGCGATGCGGCCCAGTAAGTCGAACGCCTCTCCCGTGCGCAGCTTGCGCTGCATGTCGCGCTGCATTAACTCCCCGGCGCGCTTTGCCCCGGCTGGCATCGGCAGCGCGGCGGCGTTTGATGGGTAGCTGGACACGCCATAGGCGCGGCCCACGACTAAATCGCTCATACTTGCTCTCTC